GCCCAGCTTACAAATGAATATCTGACGCCCTTCTTCGTCTCCTTAACCTCATGCGGATACATGAAATTTGAAGGAAATAAAAGTATATCTCCTGTTTTTAACTCAATCTTTCGTCCTCTGCAATAGAATTCTGCACCCTCATAGTCCTCATTGAGTTGGGCTACAATGGATATAATGGGTACGCCCTTCATTTTTCCATCAAAAATACTATGAATATGGTCGTAATGTTCTCTCATGGTCGTGCCAATAGGATATTTATTGAAACGTATAGGTGAAAATTTTGCTAAAAAAGAACTCTGTGTTTTCTCTCCGGGCGTGGAATATTTAATCTGATATTCTTCTAAAGCCTTAACGAGATGAGGGGTTATTTTATTCTGTTGTTCTTGTGTACAGGGCATAACAAATAATTCTTTAGTAGGTTCTGAACTAAAAGTTCCTTCTGCATAATTATTCCAAGTATGAGGTTTCCATTGTTTGGTGTTACATTCATCAATCAGCTCTTCACATAACTTTTTCGGTATGGAATTGATCACCATAATATAATCATTAACTTTTTCCATAAAGCTCCCTGATATTTAAATGGGTTAGACTATCCCTGGTTCCCAGTTCATCAATACAAAAGGTATTAAACGACATACTATATCGTGTTTCATTGCCTTTATTAAAGGGCACAGAATGTCTTAAGCTGCTAGGAAATAATACCAATTCTCCATCCACCATCGGCAGAAGAAAAGTTTCTGCATTTAATATATTATATTTTTCAGGATTGAGTTTAAAAGACTCTTGTATAGATTTACTAAATTGTATCGGAGGGAGTGTCTTGGATTGTCTAAAATAAAAGACTCCACTCAAAATACTATTGGGATGTACATGTTCGTGATGCTTACTCCCCGGTGGATTTCGATTTGTCCAGCATTGAGTCACTACGAGTCTTTGTTTAGTATGGAATATGTTTTTTATAAATTTGTTTAAACTTTCATAGATGAAGTCTTTAATCTTGGATAGCTCTTTATGCTTCAATAAATAAGTATCGTCCGATTTAAAATTCTTATTTTCTTTCTGTTCGATGTATCTTAGATTTTGAATGAATTTAAATTCTTCTTCAAAAGTATTTTCATACTTTGTAATCAGTGCCGGCGTCGGGAAAAGCTGCAGTAGTTCGTCTTTCTCTTTCATTAGTGTATTATTATCCTATATTTAGAATAAAGTCAATTTGATCTAGATCAAGTTATTGAAGGCCTCCATGACTTCCGCTCGTTGCGGCTATATCTTCATACCCTGTCCTTAAATCTCCAAACTCACGTTCATTTCCTAAAGTGGCAATGGTAAGATAGCTAATATCAGTTTGTCCGCTATTACCTGTTCCAAGACCTCCACCCATAAGTAGTCCTCTAATATTATTAGAAGTGGCACCAGTTTGAACCATATTTCCTGTTAAATCTCCAAAATCAGCAGCGTCTCCCGTAGAAGCGATAGTGATATAATCGATTGTTGTTATATCAGACACTCCTCCTCCAAAAATTCCACGAGTATCAGATCCTGTGCCAAACTTTGCTTTCGCAGCGGCTGTTAAATCTCCAAAATCAGTGGCGTTTCCTGTTGATCCAATAGTTACATATTCTATAATATTTCCAGCGGGTGTAGTTACTGAACCACCTCCTGTAACAGCCCGAGTTGGACTTGCTGTGGCGTTATTTATATTTCTTTTATTACCAGTTAAGTTTCCAAAATCAGTGGCATTACCTGTAGAGGCAATAGTAATATAATCTATTTCATCAATTCCAGGATAAGGACTACCTGTACCAGCCCATCCACCAAACCAAACTCCACGAGTTGTACTAGAAGCTGAACCTGTCTCTTGTTTTGCCTGTATTAAATTCCCAAAATCTGTGGCATTACCGATGGTTGCAATCGTTACATAATCAATAACATCTCCTATAGATGGAGTTGCACCTCCGCCAAAACACGCTCTTGTTGTAGAAGCACAAGCGCTAACATGTCGTCTTGAGTTAGTTAAATCTCCGAAGTCTGCAGCGTTTTCTCCTGATGATGAAATATTAATATACTCAATAAAATTTATTATTGAGTCAGCAGGACTCTGCGATCCACTGCCCATAACAGCTCTTGTATTTCCTGGAACAAGTAATAAGTAAGGATCATGAGCAGATGCTCGTGGTATTAAATCAAAATCAAGGCCTCCGTGTCCCGGGCCATTGGATCCATTCATTATATATGCTCTTGTCGCAGTCAAATCTCCGAAGTCAGCAGCATCACCTGTAGAGGCTATGGTTACATATTCAATTACATTAACATTAGCAGGATCAACCTTTCCTCCTATATTTAATCCTCTTTGATTATTAGAAGCTCCAACTCCCGATGTTTTAACATCATGTAAATCTCCAAAATCTGCAGAATCCCCTGTTGTAGCATAGGTTATGTATTCAATAAGATTAACTGCAGATTCAGATGGAGTACTTTGTCCTCCTGAAAATACTCCTCGGGTGGTACTTCCAAAGCAACCTATACTATGACGATTAGCAGTTAAATCACCAAAGTCTGAAGCATTACCTGTGGTCATAATTTCAACATAATCAATATTTTTAGTCATGGAATCAGCAGGCTGAGTAAATCCCCCTGCTGCTAAGCCACGAGTTGGACTAGCCATTCCATATCGATCAGTGTAAGCGGCAGTTAAGTTTCCAAAGTCAGCGGCATCACCTGTTGATGCAAGTGAATAATAATCAATGGTATCAACATAACCTGGAGCTAGACCTCCGTAAGATAAACCTCGAATATTATTTGATGCACCCCCATTATAACCTCTAACTGAAGTTAAATCTCCCCAATCTGCGGTATTTCCTAAATTTGATGATGTAATATTCTCAATGGTATTAATATAACCTGGTGCATTTCCTCCATGCCAAAAAACTCGAACGTTTGATGATGCAGCTCCTCCTCTTGAACGTGCTGCTGAAAGATCTCCAAAATCTGTTGAATCTCCTGTTGATTTAATATTAACATACTCAATTATATTTATATTATCTGGAGTTTGACCGCCTCCAAATATGGCTCGATCTCCACGAGATTCTGTATTCATTTTCTCTTTATAACGACCTGTGATGTCCCAAACGTAAGTTGCCATTAGCTAAGACCTCCATGTCCGTTAGACCCAGCAAAGTGTCCTGCTTTTTTTACAGTTAAATCTCCAAAATCAGCTGCATCTCCCGCTGAAGCAATCGTCACATAGTCCATGTTAACAGTAGTAGGTGTATAAGCGGGAGCAGGTCCAGCTGCTCCTCCGCCACGTACCATTCGTGTCGCATTTGAAACACATTCTGCTTCTAATGCAGCCGTTGCTGAATCTCCAAAGTCTGTTGCATTTCCTGTTGACGCAATCGTCACATAATCCATTACATCATAAGAAGGTTGTCCTGGATGATTTCCACCTGTCCAAATACCTCTCGTAACATTAGAACCACCCCAAAGGTAAGTTCTTGCCACGGTTAAATCTCCGAAGTCCGAAGCATTTCCTGTAGTTGCAATGGTAACATATTCTATTACATTTACATGAGTATCACCTGGTGATGGATTATATCCTCCAGCCCAAATTCCCCGAGTTGTATTATTAACACCAGATGAAGCATTGGTTTTAGCAGCTGATAAATCTCCAAAATCGGTTGCATTACCAATGGTTGCCATCGTCACATATTCCATGATGTTAACCGTTCCAACAGGAGAAGGAGAATTGCCTCCTCCCCAAATACCTCGTGTACTACTTGCGGCACCCTGTTCCATATAACCTCGAGATGCACTTAAATTTCCAAAGTCTGCATAATTTCCTGTATGGGCAAATTCAGCATAATCAATAACATCGGAAGAAGGAGTATGAGCCCCTGCAGCCAAGGATCTTGTACTAGAAGCTATTCCACCTGTTGCATATCTTGCTAAAGAAACATCTCCAAAATCGGCAGCATTTCCTAGTGTTGAAATAGTAAAAAAATCTACATTAGATTTTGCCGCAGGCTCTGTAAAACCTGCTCCAAAAAGTCCTCGTTGCCCGGCACCTGCTCCTTGTGGAATAGGTGTAATTCTCGTTCCTTGATACCCGTCATTGAGACCCCCGTGAGAGTTTGAAACTGCTGTTGGGGATGCCCTTGCTGAGGTTAAATCTCCAAAATCTAAGGCTGTTCCACCTGCAGAAATTGCTATGTATTCTATAACATTTATCTGACTAGGTTCTGCACCTCCCATAAAAAGTCCTCTCACTGAATTGCTAGTTCCTGCTTTATCAGTACCAGCAGAATTGCTGTCTGCATAATCTATTGAGTTGCCTTGAGAGGCAGTAGTAATATATTCAATTCTAGTGTGGGGATTAGATGCACCTGGGTTGGCTCCTCCGCATACTGTGCCACGAGTTGAAGAAGAAGCGGTTCCTGTGCAACGATAATTTGCAGCGGTTAAATCTCCAAAGTCAATTGAATCTCCTAATGTTGCCATTTCTACGTATTCAATGACATTTAGAAGAGTAGGAGTGTAACCACCTAAAGATACACTTCTTGTAGTTGATTCTGTACCTCCCATAAAAGCCTTTGCAGCAGATAAATCACCAAAGTCTGCAGCGGCACCAGTTGACGCCATTGTAATATAATCAATTGTATTGTTTACGGCTGGATCGAGCCATCCTCCAAAAGATAGACCTCTAGTACTATTAGAACTTCCTCCAGCTCCATATCGAGCATTCGTTATATCTCCAAAGTCTGCTGCATTACCATCACTCATAATGGTAACATAATCAATTGAAGTTAGACCTCCAGAGTTTGAGGGTGTTCCTGCTGCCCATATACCTCGAGTAAAATTACTTAAACCTGTCGTTAATCTTCTTACAACAGTTAAATCTCCAAAATCAGCAGCGTCTCCTGCAGAAGACATAGTAATTTTATCAATAGTATTTACTACGCTTGGAGTTTCACCGCCTCCCATTACAGCTCTGGATAAAGCATTCGGCCAATAGCCGCCCATGACAGCGTCATAGACTTCCTTCATATTCCAAACGCCTCGAGCGTTATCGAGTTGTGGGTAGTTCGGCATTAAAATTCCTTACGATATTTTTTTGCCCCAAATATGGGCTGCTGCATCCGTTTGACTAAAAGCTTCGAATCCACCACTTCCATCATCTTGTTTCCAATCAGATGTATAAGTATCGAGATAAGATTTTACGGCTGCTTGATTAGCCAGTTC